GCTGTGTCGTGTGCAATACAGCGTAAGTACATCAGGTCTTCTTTCGACCATCCCGCGCACTCACTAATAGCAATCAAAATATCAAAAGCTGCCAAAATAAATGGCGCAGCCATTTTCTTATCAAATTTGGCATAATCTCCTGCAATGATTCTATCTTTACCATGCTTGCACAATTTCTCATATACTTCTTGCCACTCAGTGGATTGGGCCACCACACCAGGCATAGCCTCAAATATGTGTGGATTATTCTGAATGAGTCTAATGTGTGGTAAGAAATACTGACGTACCACAACGGACCACGCAAACTCGGCACCAGTAAATAAACGTGTTTTGCTCACTTTAATCTTTTTGAGAGCGGTGGGTTCATCCTTTAAGTGACCACAAAATTGTGGGTGGAATCTTTTACCTGCTTTATATGCAGTATGTATGGATTCTATACGATCCTGGATTTCGGGATCTAGACTCACAATCTTACGATCATCACTGAAATTTATGAAGTGGTTTTTGGACTTTTTATATGGGTTGCCTGCACTTGTGTTGCAATTAATGCGATCAACAAATGCGACACCATCCACTCCATTAAGAGCCACATCTTGTGTGTACGGTTTTAGAACGGCGAGCTCATCTAGGCTAATTTTACCCAGGATTTCTTTGGTCATTGAAGTGACACAATGTCTAATGCGTTTAGTATTATACGTGTGCACAGGTTGTGTCATGTCCGTAAGAGCAATAAACCAAGGTCTACCACTCATATCTGGAGCGGCATATTCAGCCTTATAACCCTGTGCGACCATTGCATCACAAATGAGTGTGGGCTTGACCTTTGATTTGGCCTTAGGTCGAAATCCGGACAAACTACCAAGAACATTGGCTTCACCATGCTCCAGAAATCTAACAGGAGACTTGTTGTGCACTTCCAGAACCTCACGAGGTGCTGAGGGTGCACAAACGGGGATAATCCCCTGCTCTACTTGTGGTTCATCCGTGCCAACGAGTTTGTTGAGCATACTTTGCGAAATGTGTTGCATAAATACACCTCCCGCAGCACTACCACAAGTGTGGCTACCAAGTATAACTTGGGCATTGCCCACTTGGGCTACACACATTGAGCCACAATCTCCTTTTTCAGTCAAGACCTCAACTTTGCCACCATAACCAGGTACCTTGAACACTGGACATAAACCATGCTTTATGGCTTCCACGGAACGTGTTGAGCGAACTCCATTCTTGGAGATGAAAACATAATGTCCATTGTATCTACCCTTCAAAACCTCTTTAAGAGGGAAATAGGGTATAATATTCTTACCCGCAGGTAGCTGTCGCAATTCAATGCATGCTAGATCTGTGGAATCATCCACAATAATGTCTGATGCGCAAAATAT